GGAGCTTGTATCATTTGGAAACAGCGTAACAAATTCCCTTAGTCAGGCTGCAGTAGCCAGCGCCCCGGCGATTGGAAGTATTGTGAACACTGTTTCAACTATGCTTCCAGTAATACTTCCGGTGATTTCAAGTGTGGTTTCTGGTATCAGCGGTCTGATCTCACAGGCATCACCGGTTATCGCTGGCCTGGTGTCAGCTATCGGTGTGGCTGTTGTGGCGCTTGCCCCTGTTTTCAGTACAATATTCGATGGCATTGGTGAGAAAGTAAGTTCTGTGATCGGCTTTATCGGAGAGCGGATGGGCTTCATCCAGGAGGTTATCGCGGTAGCTGGCCCGGCAATCGGTTCTGTATTGACCACAGCCTGGAGCGTGATCTCGCCTATTATGGATTTGTGCATTAGTGTATTCGAGCTTGTTTTCAGCGTGGTTCAGCGCGTGTTCCCAGGAATTCAGAGTATCCTGGAGAGCGTCTGGAGCGTGGTTCAGCCTATTGTGGAAGGAATTGGTTCGGCTATCGGTAAGGTAGCGGACTGGATCAGCAACACAGGAGCCAAGATTGCAGGTTCTGGAGGCAGTGGATCGGGAAGCGTTGGAAAGAATGCGGCTGGAGACAACAACTGGCGTGGTGGACTTACCTGGGTAGGTGAGGAAGGCCCAGAGCTTGTAAATCTGCCGCGAGGTTCCAGGATACTTCCAAACAAGGAAAGTGTGTCTCTGACCAGCAATGCATTCGGTGGCGTAGTACAGGGAAGTATGGCAGCATCCTCCGGAAACGGTGGAGGAATGTCCTCTGTCATCGGCGTTTTAACAAATATTGACCAGCATCTTTCAGCTCTGCTCGACCGGATCAGGGAGAGCAGGAGCAGCATGGAGGTACCGGGCAGCACTTCGTCTGGTGGAGCAAGAGGATTCCTCGGAAGCATTACAGTCCAGATTGCCAAACTTGCAGATACCATCAATGTCCGGTCAGAAGATGATATTGATGAGATGGCTGATAAAGTAGCAAAGAAATTTGTAGAAGTAATTGTAAATATGGGATAGGAGGGAGCTTATGGAAGAGAGAATCATTGAATTAAGTGTGGATAATCGGAGCGAAGTCATTAAGCTCCCGATTAACCCTAAAACGGTGGAGATTACATCAAAACAGTTAAATCAGACGATAACTTTGCTGGAAATGGGAGAAGTCAATCTTCCGGGAGACTGTGGATTAAAACGCACAAAGTTTTCCAGCTTCTTCCCATCAGAAAATTCTCCTTTCAGCAGCAGAGCAGAAGATACACCGAAAGGTTATATCACCATGCTGGATGAGTGGAAAACATCAAAAAAGGTGGTTCGTGTTATTGTAACGGACATGGACATCAATCTGGCAATGCTGATGGATGAACTGAATTATTCTGGAAATGAAGGAGACGAGGATATTTATTATACCATGTCTTTTTCGGAGTATGTTACTTTGAATGTTCCCACGGTAAATATCACACCAAAGGTCAGGGACAATGGTCTTACAGATCGGCCCAATACCAGCGCCGGTGGAAGTCATACGGTGGTTAGCGGGGATACTTTGTGGGGGATCGCAAAGAAATATTATGGGAATGGGGCACAGTATACGAAGATATATGGTGCAAATAGCGGAACGATTGAAGCGGCAGCCAAGAGCCATGGAAAAAGCAGTTCCGGGAACGGGCATTGGATTTATCCGGGTACTGTGCTTTCGATTCCTGCATAAAGGCGGTGGAAGGAATGAAATTACTGACAGGAGGAAAGGATATCAGCCAGCTAATTGAAAAGATCACTTGGTCTGGTGATACTTCCCAGGTGTCCAGAAAAATCAATTTCACTATCGCACAGAACAAAAAAGATACTCTATTCCCGAATGTGTCCATTGACATTGGGGATGAAATTATCATGCAGGATAATGAAGGAAATAATATTTTCGGCGGGATTATATTTGATGCGGATAAAAAAGGCAGCTCTAAAACTGTAAGTTATCTGGCATATGATCTTTTGTTTTACGTGAACCAGTCTGATGTGAATATGGTCTTTTCTGGGACACCAGAAAGTATTGTGACGCAGATCTGCCAGAAGTTGGATATCCCCTGCGGAGAACTGGCCCCGACCAATGGAGTTGTAGTGAAATCACCGTGTTTTGGAAAAAAGGCATATAAGGCAATCATGATGGCCTATACAGTAGCAGCCAGAAAGAATGGTACAAAATACATCCCTCTGATTAAAAATATCAATCAGCTTTGTGTGATTGAAAAGGGGACGTTGTGTGGAGCTGTGATGACCGGAGATTACAACCTAATTGATACAGAGTATAAAAGCACTCTGCAGAACCTGGTAAACCGTGTAATTATCACCAACAGTAAAGGAAATCAGATCAAGGTGATAGAGGATGCAGAGTCCATTCAAAAATATGGCCTGGTTCAGAAAGTTATGAAACAGAGCGATAAAGAAGATATTTCAGCAGAAGCACAAAAAGCACTGGTTTCTGTAGAAAATTCTGGATCTGTATCTGGAGTACCGAATGATTTCAGGGCGGTCTCTGGCTATTCCATTATTGTCCAGGATGAGGTTTCTGGACTGTATGGACAGTTTTACATAGAAAGCGATACTCATACCTTTACCAATGGAAAAGCGCAAATGGATCTTACCCTGGCTTTTGAAAATCTGATGGATGAGGAGGAAATCGAGAAGGACACAAACAATAAGAAAAGTAAGTAGGAGGGACTGACATGACAGATCATAACATCGTGCGAATGGTTCACGCAATTGAAGAACGTATATCCGGTGGCGGAGCTGCGGATATAAACTCCGGTGGCGGGGTTCAGGCAAGCGTAGATGGAACATTCCTGGCTGATGTGATCAGTGTGAAGCCTTTGTCTATTCAACTGCAGGGGCAGACAGTATCTGCTGGCATTTACATCAATCCGGCCTTGACGGTAGCGGCATCGGATGGCGGTGATGAGATTTTAAAGCCCTTTGAAACACCGTTTGAACCGGCTGCAGCATATGAATTTTTGAAAGAATTCCATGAAAAATATGTAATCAAGAAAGGTGATACGGTGGTGGTTGTCATGACAGGAAGCGGCTTTTATATAGCTGGAAGGGCGGTGGCAGGATGAGCATTTTTCCATTTATTGATGCGTCTGGGGTTACAGATACGAAAAAAGTAACTGATTTACCATTACTGAAAGAATATGCGTATGATTATGCGAGAAATGAACTGCTTCTGGATGAAAATGGCTGCACTTATCTGGTGGAAGGAAATGCTGCACTCCGGATCTGGATATTTAAGGCACTTACAACAGCCCGGTTCCGACACGTAGCTTATTCTCCGGCCTTCGGAGAAGAATATGAGGATCAGCTCATTGGACACTCCATGAACGGAGAAATAGTAAAGTCAGAAATGAAGCGTTATATTACCGAAGCGTTAATGGTAAATCCATATATCAAGAAACTGGAAAATTTTAATTTTGAGACCAGTAGCTGGGGGATGAAAGTAACATTTGACTGTACCAGCATTTATGGGAAAGAAACGGTACCGATCCGAATGGAAGGGGTGAATGTATAAATGGATTTTACGGCAGATGGAATTCTGGCCAGGATGAAAGGAAGCCTCAAAAATGAAGATTCCAGGATAGAGGGAAGCTTTACAATGGATAACCTGCAGGCGGTATCTGAAGAACTGGCCCGATTTAATGCGATGCTCATTGCTCCCCTACAGGATGAACTGGCTGCTCAAGGAAGTGACATGGGAACCAGTGGAAATGAAAAACATTATGTGAAATGGGCCAAGGAAGCAACCAATGCCCAGGGCAAAAGGGTGGCGGGAAATGCAAAAGTTTCCAGTCCAAGAGACGGAACAGGAAACGTATATATCGCCATTGTTTCCACAACGGCCCAGGCACCTACGGAAGAAGAAATCCGGATTGTGCAGGAGTATATCAATACGAAGCGGCCTGTGGGGGCTAACCCGGTGGTATCTGCAGCGGAGAGTATTGATGTAACCATTGTATGCGAGATTCACAAAACAGCCGGATACACGGAGGAAACGGTTAAAAGCCAGATTCAGACAGATGTTCAGGCACATTTTCTGGAAATTGCTTTCCAGAGCGGAGTGATCTCCCTGAACTTCTTTAAAGTCAGCAATATCATCAGCGCGGTGAGTGGTGTCTCCGAGGTGGTGGACTTAACAATAAATGGAAAAAAGGATTCTATCACGGCAGATTATAACAAATTCTTTTCTCTGAAGGGAGTGATTATCAGTGTCACTGAATAGTGAACAGATGCTTCCGGCCAGAGTGCGAAAGATGAGGCAAATGGAAGACCTTCTGAATGTGGAAGATATAATCCTGGCTGAGATAGAAAGAATTATTGATGAAATGTATGGGGCGGCGGCGCTACTCCATGAGGAGCTGGTCAATGAGGCTTGGTTGAAGGAAAAACTGGATGCCCGAACAGGAGCTGATACAACAGTAGAGGCAGATGCGGACAAGCTCCTGGCAACGATAACGCTGGATGTAAGCAAAATTGTGGGTGTTGATATGAAAGACATCCGGGTATTTTTGGACAAATGGCTGCCAGCACATTTAAGATATCGTGTGATTTTACTGATAGAGAGTGGCTATATTAGC